CCCCTGTAATCGCTGCATATAAAGTATCAAATATTCCACTGATAGAATCTATAGCTGCTGTTACAAGCTCTTGGAACTTTTCTGGATCTAAAAACATAAGTGCCAAACCAGCTAAACCGGCAAAGAATCCTGCCTTTCTGGCATTCTCCCCGATTGCTTTATCGAATGATTCACCCATTACTTCAAACTTATCGCCTAATAAAAACAATGCACTAGATTGTTCTTCAGCCAATGCAGTTGCTTCTCTTCTGGATTCTTCAGATTTCGCCCCTTCCCCTATCATTTCTAATTGTTCACGAGCTAATTCTTGACCAGCTAAATCACCTTCTTTTATTGCAGTTTCTAATAAACCCGTATTTGTTTCAAATGCTTCTCTTAAAGCGATTGTTGCTTCATTGGTTTCGCCAGTAAACCTAGCTTCCAGTTTATCAATTGATCTCCGTATTTGATTAGGATTAGCTGATGCAATTTTAGACATTTCTACATTTTGATCAATAATGTTTTGTAAGCTTGAATTTGAAGTCTTTGATGCAATTTCATTAATAGAGGTAGCCTGAGATTCTATATCAGATAGTTCTTTTAATCGCGCTGCTATATTATTAGCATTTTTTGGTGCATCTTCGAATGATTTTTGGCTTATAGCTAGTAATTCTTGTAAGTTATTAGCTTGATCAGTTTGACCCATATGGGCAAGCTTGTCAATCTTTGTCTGAGCAGCAATGCTAGTATTTTGTAATTTTAATAGATTAGATAAACGATCAATCCCACCAGCATTTTCTTTTATATCTTCTTTATGATTTGCTCTTGCTTCCTTAGCAGCTTGTTTAGCTAGCTTGTCCTCATCTTTCCTTTTGGCTATAGGTTTTTGAGGTGGTGCTGTAGGTTTCTTATCGTCTGCCATTTACTTAATCCTAGTCTGGGTTACTGTCGCCATGTTCTTTTGCTGCACTAGAGGTATATAAACCAAACCAAGCTGCTCCAGCTCCAACTAGAATTGAAATCAATCCTGATTGTTCAAGTGAAGGTTCGGGTAATTCCATAAACCAGAATGTAGCATAATATAATAAGTACATGTAAATAGATAAGAATAAACGTGGTATAACTCTCCATGCATCTAGTGTTTTAGCTGCAAAGACCCATTTTTGCCATGGGTTCTTTCTATCATTTGTTGTTAGTTCAAATATTTCCTGCTTTAGTTCACCAATTTCGGTAACCATAGCCATAAACTTTTTAAGATCAATCTCGACTTCATTACGATCCATATCGCCTTGAAACTGTCCTGTTGGTTGATTCATTTCTATTTCCTCATTTTTTGTTGCTGTTGTTGCAACCTTTCGTTCTCTTTCTGGATATGTTCCTGCAAGAGAGCTATGTATATTTCCCTCTCCCATGGCAGCATACCTTCTAACTCGGTTAATGAATAACCGTGGTGCTGCATCATCGCAAAATTCGTCTTGTAATGGTTTACAAGATTCTCATGCGAGAGGCCTAGGTAAAAAAACTTTGGAGACCTTTTAACTCTAAATTATTTTCTTTACCACACGTGATGCATTTAAACTCTACATCATGAGCTAGTGTAGGAACTGATTTAAAAAATTCAGATACTTTAGCAAACTGCTGAGTATTTAAACTTTCTACAAAATCTACTAAAGATTGTTTTGTTTCTTCTTTAGCATCATACACATTTTCTTCATCAAATATTTCTTGTATACACGAAACAATCATATCAAAGGCATTTTCCATTGCATTTTCTTGATCATATTTTTCTACAATACTTACACTTGGGTATTTAAATATAATACCTACTTTCTTATCTATGAAAATAGTATTAGATTCTGGCATATCTGTAAGTTTTATTTCTTCTAGATTTACCTGAACTGGTGATACCCCGTTGCATTCTTCGTCTTCACATTTTAATTGGAGATCAACTACTTCCCCAACTGATTTAGATCTTAAAGCTAAAAAGATAGTTTCAAAATCAAATAAAGTAAAATCATCAACATTAATTTCTTGAGTCACACAAACTGATATAACATCTTTGAGTGATCGTAAAACCATTTTCTGATCTTTTGATTCTAATGCAATCATTAAAATCTTTTCTTCTTTGACCGTATAAGGTCTATATTCTATTTCAGTGCCTGTACTTGGTATCACTACCGTATACTTAGCACTATTCAAAATTGGCAAAGCCATGTTCTTCTCCTATATAATAGTATTAATTGCGCTTCTTAATGCTGATCCTGTAGAACTCAAAGGTCCTTCAGGTACGAATTTATCGTATGCAAAAGTTACGCTCATTTCAGATACAGAACTTTCACTAGAGTTATCTAATGCGATACTTTCGTAACTCACTGGATAAGCCTTTAAAAGCTTAACCCCGTAAACGGGAATATTCTTTTGATTCAGTTGCTGTATTATCACGTCGACAGAATAATCATTTTTAAATCCTGTGACATATGATTCGGTATTAAATATGCCAGATTGCCATCTCTCAAGCACATTTCTCATATAGTAATCATTTGTTAAATGAAATGTCATAGTGACATTTTCATCAATGAAAGTATATGGGTAATCGTTTTGTTGTCGGTCATGGTCATGTTGGAATGTAGAAATTGTTCTACCTGGTATATTAACTGTTTTGCAGAGTATCGATATATCTCTGGGATCGTTAAGTAAGTTACCAGCACTAAATGTTCCTGACACTAATGAGCCGAGTATTTGTTGTGGGTTTATATTAAGTAAAGACATAGCAGGCGGGGCAAAGATTACGTTGAATCTATTTGATGGTGCTAATCCACCTTTTTTTCCTATCGTTGCTTTTAAGTTTTCGATATTCATTATTATCCTCTAATAATCTTATTGGAATCAGCCCAAACTGCAGCTTTACCTTTTTTCTTAAATTGTTCTGTTGGTAGAAATATAGCTATTTCCCATTCCGCCATCGGAACACGAACTATTTTCGACTTAACATGAGAGGTTAGATAATGTTTAAAGCAAGGTTTAAATTCTTTGTATTTCTTACTTGATGCTAATAAATTATATCTAGCTCTTATTTTACTTTTGTCTGTTATTTTCTTTGGCGCTGTTTTCATTAGCTCATCTAGAAACTTAGCTCTAACTCTTGGATTTAAATAATGTAAATTTAATCCATAGAATCCACCTGGAGCTGGTTCAACCATTAGTATTAATGGGAATCTATCGTAATAAGGTAAAGTATCTTTTCCTTTCGGATCATAAAAATACATGTACATATTACCCCAGACTGCCTTTGTTACTGGATCTAATGCACTATCTTTTAAAAGAGATGTTCTATTAACTGCACCTAATTTCTTTACGTTGGCTTGAAACCATTTCTTGCTTTCTTCTGTCCTAGCTGTTATCCCAGCTCGGAATGCGTTAAGTTCTAATGTATCGAATAAACTAGCCATAGTACTATTTATGCTATCCTTTCAGTAGTTTGATGCCTAAATTCTTTAAAGTATCTTCTGTCCATACCTGAAATTTCCACCCTTTGTGTTCTGCAAATTGACTAGCAGCTTCCCACTTATCTGTGTTCTTTATATAAGTCATTATATCTTTTGTATGCTTTTTGCTTTTACGTGCTGGCTTTTTAGGTGGTACAGTTTGGCTTTTAGGTTTAATTTCAATTAGGAATACTTCCCCATTTTTCATTTCTATTAATAGGTCAACAAAGTAACGATGTATTCTTCCATCTACTTGCCATTTATATGGTATAACCACCTCTTCACTGTTCCAAAACTTGATGTTTGGATTCTCTTCGCACCATTTAAATGCCTGTCTTTCCCATAAAGAACGGTATACAATCTTGCTAGCATCACCTGCATACTTAGATTTGTTTTTAATTGTGTATTTGCCTTTGTAACTCATATAAATAAACCTATAATAATTAATTTTATACAGGTATTTATATGTCACAAATATTAACTTTTCCAAGAAGCCTAAGGTCATCAGCAGATGATAAGATGCCACATATTGGATTTTCTCTTACAGGTAAACATAAACCAACTTCTGGAACAGAAATAGAAAGAATTCATTTGTTTATTCCTTCTGGGATTCAAACAAAAGATGGTGCTTCATTTTCAGGTATGGATATGGGAGCACTTAACGCTGCTGAAGAGATTGTAAAAAGAACATCAAGCGGAGAAACATTAGAACAAATTTTGTCTGATGGTCAAGACGGCCAAATTATGGCTATGAAAGGTCTTGCTGGAGCTATTCCTGGTGCTGAAGATAAAGTAGCAAAACAAGCTATGAAAGATGGGATTTTATTTAATCCACAAACGACTCTAGCTTTTGATGGTGTTGAATTAAGATCTTTTGAATTTGCATTTAAGATGGTACCAGAGTCAAAAGAAGAAGCAGAAGATTCCAGAAAGATAGTTAACTTTTTTAGAAAATATCTCTATCCAGAAAAAATTGGGGTTTTTGGATTAAAATATCCACCAAAGTTTAAAATACAATTCTTTATTGGCGAAGAAGAAAATAAATTTATGCCAATGATTCATGATTGCTTTTTAAATGGGGTTCAAGAAAGCCAAAATCCAGATGGTAATTCCTTCTTTATAGATGGTCAACCAACAGCAGTAGAATTAAGCTTAAGCTTTTCAGAAGTTAAACAACTTACAAGACATGATCTTTATAACGATAGTATAGGTAGCGAAGATCCTTCCTTTGATTATTCTAGACCAGGTTCATATAACAATGCTAGCTCAGCAGGTAAATCGGGGTAAACTATGGCATACTTTAAGCAATTTCCTAAGGTACAATACGATTTTGAACGTAACGGTATAGTTCAAAACGTTGTTAACATTTATAGATCTGTTAGACCTTTACAAAACTTTATAGACAATTCAACTGCATATACTTTTTATGAAATTA